GCTCCCTGCGAGTTGCCTCGCTTGGGTCTTGGTCGGGTTGTTGATTGCCGTTACAAAACTCTCCACCGTGTAGGAGGCCCGGCGGATAACCGTCTTGCGGCTCCTAACTTTCATGCCCGCCTTGCGGCATGCTCGGATGATGTCTGCCATTTGGTGCATGTAGTTCAGCAGGTGGCGCACCCCGAGGGTTGTGGCCGTCGCTGTGAGGCAGGGCGACCCTCTCATGTCGTGGTTGTTGTACTCCACCGCTAGGGTGTCCATGCGCTCTTCGCGGGCCGGGGTTAGGGGGAAGTTCACCTCGGGCTTGCTCGCTCTCTCGCCTTCCGCCTGCTCTCGGTTGCCTCCGAGGGTGATATTGAACCCGGTGACCTTCCGCTTCTGCTCGTCCGTTACAAAACTCTTCTCGTCGTTCTCGCTCATTTCGATTCCTCCGTTGCTCCCTGTTGGGGCAGGGGGCCGAAGCCCCCCACCCGCTCAGAGGGCCGCCTCGCGGTTGAAGAGGTTCGGCCCGGCTCCCCTGATGTTGATGCCTGCTGCGGCCGCCTGCGCCTCTTGGTCGGCGGGGTAGGCTACGGTCATGAAGCCCCTCTCGCCCTTGCTGTCCTGTACCACGATGACCCCGAAGCGGAAGACTCGCCATGTGGGTTTCATGCCTCGGACCCACCGGGCATAGATTGACCACTTCTCGGGGTTCTGTCGGGCCTTGTCCGCTCCGCCTCGCTGCTTGATGGTGCGGGCTGTCACGGTCGCAGCGTCGAAGTCAAGGACAGCAATGCCCTTGATTATCTGCTCATATCGGTTCACTACGTCGGTCCTGATGGCCTGCTCTCCGCCCTCGGGGAAGTAGCCCCCGCAGCAGCGCACCACACCCTCAACGGACGCCTGCCTCTTGCCCCCGTTGCACTCCATTGTGACCGGGTGCAGGTAGCCTGAGCAGCCGTCCGCCGGGCATGCCTCCGCAGCCTTCTCCGTGACCACCTGCTCCGTTTGTGTGGCCTGCCTGTCCGTGGTCCGGGTGACTATCTCGTCATCCCTCACGCCACCGTAGAGCCTGCCCTCGGTGTAGGTCGACCGGGCATACCCTGTCTTCTCAAGGGCTAGGGTGGTAAGGTTGGCGTGGTCGAGGTCGCCCATCTCCCCCCCGTAGTCGAGGACCGGCGCAGTCGAGCGGTTCGCTCTGTTGGCCCATCCTCGCAAGGTCTTCAGCGTGTACCTGTGGCTTAGGTCGGAGCGAAGGTCGCTCCGGGTCGCTGCTACCGCTCTCTCTGAGAGCGACACTCCCGCCCCATCGAAGATGGGGCCAAGTGCTGTCGTCGTTGTCGGCTTCGTTGCTCGTATGCGTAGGTGCATAGCACCTAATAGGGGCTGCCCCCTATTAACCTGTGGCTTGCCTCTCTCAAGCAAAAACGTTGTACTGCTCTAATGCAAAAACTACACCACTCTTTAGGTAGTAGTATGCCTACCCCTTCACGGAATTTTTTTCAAATTTTTTGAAACGATTCTATACTGTGTTGGATGTATGCCATTCTTATGAGAAATAACAGTATTATTGGCTACAAATACCCTTAAAATAGCAGAAGCACTATAACAATTCAGTTGCGTCCAAAAAGCAGATATATGGTCATTAGCCTTACGCGCAATTTCATCTGCACTTAACCATCCTTGTTCTTCCCTAAAAACGCGCTCTATAGCCTCTTGATAGACTTGCCTTCGCTTCTTTGGGCCATGCTTCTTCCCTATTCGGGGATTTTGTCCTCTACTCATTACTTGTCCTCCTTATTACTCCGCCGCCAATACCCGACTTTTTCTTTCTTGACAGACCTCTAGCCCCACCAATCCATTCACCCGGTTTCATTGTAGACATTACAACGGGAACATCAGGAGATTTATAGGTAAATTGGTCAAGAGCATGGGCTAAAGCCATCGCACAATCGTTATGTCTGCCTAAATCCTCAATCAAACCCTCGCGCCAAGCGTGTTGTTCTAACTCTTCTAGTAATATATTAACTTCTTTTCGGGTAAAATCATCTCCATAAGGAAAACAAACTAACTCGCGCTCAAACCAAACTCGCATACGATTCAATAATCCCTGTTTAATAGTTCGATTACTCACCTTACTTTCACGATAGTCAATTATACCGCCCTTTTGAGAAAGAAGCCCCTCATATAGATGTTGAAACCCAACAGACTCAACCGCAAAGGCTGGATGCCCATATCTTTTATTCCAATCCATCATCATATCGGCCTGTTTATCCGGGGGAAAGTCATTACGCCTCCAAATATTCACTAAATGAATATATCCATCAGAATCTTGTCTTATACACACCATAACCGAATAATCTTGACCTAAACCATGTGCAGGGTCAAAACCAATAGCATATTTATCATCTCCCATTTTTTCATTCAGAAAAACAGCATCCATATTCAAATTTTTACGAGTCAAATTACGGGGATAAACTGCTGCCTCATCATCAATCACCTTACACAGATATTCTTGGATAAAAGACAATTCACCCATCGCGGACTTTTGTTCTAAAAGAAACTCAATAGGTCTAAATTCAGGCCATAAGGCTTCAGGTTTAATACTTGGATTAGATTTATGTTCATCCCAATTAGGAATACCCGACCAAACGCCTGATTTCCAAGCATCATTATGCAACATTTCAGTATGATAAAGGTCAACCATACTCATTGGCGTCCCTACACAATAAATAGAAGTACCGGGACTCAACATTGGTGTAACTTTCTTTCGGAACCAATGACGAATAACCGACCAATTCATATCGCCCATATCATCGAGAACATCATCAAAAGCGATACACGCAGGATGCTCCCCACGAATAGCAGCCCCAACAGAAGTAGCCCTAATCCATGCTCCATTATTAAAGTGTAATTCAAGTTTATTGCCTCTTCGTGTATTGAGATACCTAGATAATTGAGGATGTTGTTTCATATCCTCCCTAATTTCTTCAAGACGACGCATTGCCAAATCCTTACTCGCAGAAAAGAGCCAACAAGTAAAGGGTTTATTACGCCATTTTTCAAAAAGAGCAGAATGAAGTAGTTTTACCCGTAAAGTAGTTGATTTTGAATGGTCGCGGGGAGCAATAACGCAAACGCGGTGAACCTGTGAATCATCTCTTCCCCCATACATGTCTATCCATTCACCAATATGCATTCCCCAAGTATAACCTAACCACTTGTAAAAATATTGAACATCATTTCTACTTCTCTCCATAGAGAAATCCGTACTAAATTTACTCATCTAAAATCACCGGAGCGAATAAATTACCAATTAATCCTAAATCCTTATCTAATAAATGAGCGCAAATACCCGCTCTTGCTAAAACATGACCTTTTTGGAAATGCCATCGGTCATTACCTGCTAAACTTGGTAATTGGATAACAGTAGTACCACCCTTTTCGATTAAACGCTGGTGATGTAAATGCCCATGAAACCAAACATGATGTTCACAAGAGCCCCAAGCACCCCTTTCTTCAGAAGCCATTAAAAGTGGTAAATCTAAGCCTCTAATTCCATCGCCATGTGTAAATCCTATCAAATTATTACCCCATATAGAATATTGCCTAAGCATAGGATTAGTTATTACTTTAACATCAGTAGTATTTTCGTAAACAGCACCAAGATACATCATTAATGCTAAAGATGTATGTCTATCATGATTACCGCGCATAAAAATAACTTCTATAGGACAAACCGTTCTCAAAAGGTCAATATGTTCACGCGCAAGAGAACACCCGTCCATAAATATTTGTGAGGGGCTAGTAGATAGGTCTTGTGGTGTACCCTTTGTCGTTGTACCCTGTTCATTATCAACATGGAACCAATCACTACCCGTAGCAACGTATATTTTTTCAGGACGACCCGGTAAACGAGAAATTAAGTTTTCCGTTCTATCAATTAACCTTTTTCGTGCTTCTTCGGTATTATAATGTGTACCCGTTTCATCAATCCAGCATTCTTCACCGAAATGAAGGTCTGTAGGGGAAATAACAACCGCATAAGGTGCAGCACTCTTCATTTTTCGATTTTTGGGAGTTTTAGGAGCCAAATTCTTGTTAGAAAGTGCTTGTCGAAACTCATTAAGCAAAGTAAAATCAAGATTTCGCATTCTATCAGCATCATTACTTACTTCTCTCCAAAACTTCTTATTTGCCTTTTCCAATACCTTGTTTCTTTTACTTTCAACTAATTCAAGTACCAAAGATTCTTCTGAACGAGATTTCATGTCCTCATCTGTGAAAATATCCATCCCATGACTCCACTTATGGGCTTTAATGTAATCATGAATGTATAATTCAGGAAGAGAAAATTTTCTGCTTAACTCTCTCATATTCAAGCCTTCTCCCCCATCAGAGTAAGCCTTTTTCATCTTTCTATGGGTTTCACCGTCCATTTTTACCATTTGATTTACCGATGGTAAGAAAGTAATGTATATGTCTTCTTTTTCGTCATAATAGATACTCACACGCGAGGAAGAAGATAATTTTAGTTCAGGTTTAATATATCCAAACCCTTCCTTCTTCCATCGAAGAATAGCGTTGCGCCACCCCTGAAAACTTCGTGTTGGCTCAATACTATGGAGATACCGAGCAAACTCACTATCAGTAGCAAATCCTCTTTCTTTCGCTATACGCTCTATAATCTCTTTGCCGCCCCACAATTTGGTCCGACCACCGAAAGCCCTCTGCCCCATTGAGCATATTGAACATTGACTGCCTTTTAACCGTTCCTTTTTTTCGTTAATTCCATATATTACTGAAAAATTAAATCGTGCAACTGAAAGCCTCTTTTCTAATTCTTCAATTCTTTCAAAGAGAGACTTTTGAGAAAGCGACCTTTCAAAGTCTAAAAGAGTAGTATTGAATAGTAAACAAAGAGTAATTTCTATACTATAGAAGAAATAAAAGAAATACTGAACAATAGAGCAGTATATCGCTTTATTTTTTCTGAAAATCACCGAATAAACGAAAATTATTATAGATTTGGCCTAATGTTGATAAGGCACTTCTATATTTTACGAAATATGGCAGAGAAGGCTGCATGGTGGCAATTTTGGCGACCTGAGCGAGAAGTTATGGCTTCTCAGCGAATTTCAACGGATAAGACCTTCAGAGCGGTTGCTGGCATTCCTGACATAATGAGAGATACAGAAAGATTGCAGAAAGATAGCAATTATGACAACGAATTTGATATGTACGACCTTATGCTCAAACTTGACCCCGAATTGAATGGTGCGGTTCGCGCAGTTAGTCTAACAGCCAATAATTACGAAATTAATTACGATAGAGGCAAAAATGCGCTTATTCGTGATGCCATTAAAGATTTAGTAGAGGACACCCTAGATTTTGATGACATTCTTATCAATTCTATGCGTAATATGATGGTTTACGGAAATGACATCAATAAAATCGTCGGAGCAGATAATCTCGGGATAACCGATTTACAAAGCCTTCCTATTAAGCAGATAACCATTGTTGATGAGAGAGGCGGCATAGATTCGGTTTTTGACGCTAGTGAAGATAGCCCCATTATAACCGCAAGTAAATATTTGTTAAGGGAAATGAAACTCAATGCCCGCGAAATACCCGCTAATGAGATTCTACACATCAAGATTGATTATCGCAGTAATTGGTTTGTAGATAATAGAGGCCGTAATACTTATGGAATTTGGGGTGCTTCTCGTTTTTCGTCCTTGAAGCAAGCCATACGCATGAAATACAATTCAATGAATAATCGCCTTTCACTTGAGGATTCTATGACTAAACAGTTTATCTCAATAGACAAGTCAGCAATAGAACATATTCAAGACCCCGCAGAACAAAGTGAAAGGCTTACACACATAGTAGATGAAGTTATTTCCCTCTTTGAAGGACTACGGGGCGACCAAATTCCCGTTCTTCCTCATTATGTTGAATTACATCATATTGATTTGGAAAATAGCCTTCCCGATAGTGGTGGATTTTTAGATGCTATTAACAGCGATATTGCCGCAGTTCTTCAAGTGCCGCGTGTAGCCGCCGGTCAGGAAAGAGGAAGTACCTTTGCTGCTACTTTTAACGCAAATCTATGGGCGGTTCAAGCAATTAGCCGAATGCATAGTATTCTTGCAAGTCATTGTCGTGATTTATTTTCAATTCATCTCAATCTTTTAGGAATACCACACAAAGCATCTGATTTACCCTCAATACGATTTGATGCAATGGATAGCGAAACCCCTCTAAATGTTATGCAAAGAGTAGTAATGGGTTATGATAGTGGGATTCTAACGCTTAATCAAACACTTGATATGCTAAATCTTCCTCTTGATAGCGATGGCGACGAAAGAAAGGACTTGAACCCTATTGAAAGCAACGAAGGTGATTTACCCGATGAAAATTCGCAGCCGGGGGCCACCGACGTTGCCAAATAATCAATGCAAGACTGTGCCTAATCTGTCATTGGTAAAGATTGAAGAATCACTCCTAGCGTAAGGTGGCTATGAGTGAAAGCGATGATGACGGTGAGAATGTCATACAGGAATTGAATGCCCGCTTTCAAGAATTACGCACGTTAATAATTACCATTGGGTCAATTTTGGCTATGTTAATGGCCGGTCTAAATGAGGTTGGCTTCATTGATTTTGCTGTGGATAAAGTCGTTGATTTGGTAGAGGATGACCCCGGCCTCAACCCTTACCTCGATGATTGTGAAGAAGTTTGGAGTT